CAAAATCCAATCAATCAAATCCAGAGCATGAAATTGTCTACGTCAACGAATACCTGGAAAACGTATCGGATGCAAATTACGACGATCTATCCGTCCTGGCTATCTCCGTCAAATCAAGCGGTCAGATCGGAAGCGTCGGACAAATACGCGCTTGGATTCCTAGTGGCATCAGTGTCCAACGGCTGGTGGACGGCGGCAGTGGACCTAGCAACCTGTTCTCTGATCTCGTCTACTACCTGCTGACCGATATCAAGCAAGGCGTCGGCAATGTCGTGCCACTGGAGCTTGTGGATGTGTCCTCACTGCAAACGACAGGGCGTTACCTTCGTGCCAACAAGATTTTCTACGATGGCGTACTAGAAGATACCGAATCACTCCGCTCGTTCATTTTCAATACAGCGCCGCTTCAGCTGTGTAACTTCACGATCAAAAACGGTCGTTTTGGCTTGATGCCGGCATTGCCGTTCAACAGCAGCTTTCAGATCAGTACTAGCCCTATCGCTGTCGAACAGATCTTCACGGCTGGCAACATCATCGAAGACTCGCTGCAGCTGCAGTACATCGATATCGCGCAGCGCACCAACTTCAAAGCTTTGGTGTCGTGGCGCGTCACCGTAGAAAACGATCTGCCGACGCAAGCCTCAGCTTTGGTGGAATGGGCCGACATTGCCGAAGACGACGCTTCCGCCACCCAGCAGGTGTTTGATCTCAGCGAGTTCTGCACCAACCGCGAGCAGGCGTTGCGTACAGCTCGATTCCTGTTGAGTGTGCGGCGCCGCGTTACGCAAACCGTCACGTTCAAAACGGTGCCGGATGCGCTCAGTATCCAGCCTGGTTCTTATATCCGCGTGATGACGACGGCTACCACCTTTAACACCAACAGCGTGGGTGCCATCACCGATGCAGGCAGTTTGACTTCCATCAATCCGATTGATGACGGCAGCTACGACGCCATGTTTTTCAACCCGACGACTGGTGAGTTTATCGAGCGCTCGTTCTTTGTCTCGGGCAACGTCATCTCCGATCCGTCGCTGCACAACACCCTGTTTATGATCCGCAGCCAGCAGAACAACAGCAGCATCTTCCAAGTCGAACAGCTCACGCTTGACGAAGAAGGTCTGATCAATGTCTCTGCCGTGCAAGTACCTGTTGATTCAAGCGGAGCTAGCATTGTTGCAAAGGACGTATTGACTCCCGGCAACTTCAGGGTGACTGAGTGATGGCCTTCCCAAGCTTGAAACCCACTGGTCGCGAGTTCAATCCTGGCGATTTCCCAATCAAGCGCTTTAACTCTCAGTCCGGCGCTGAGGTGCGCATCCTGTACGGCAACCGCCGCATCAATGCAACGCTCAGCCTGAGTTACGACAACATCACGGACGCGAACGCACAGCTGTTCATCTCTGACTACGAAGCCCAACTCGGGACATTCCGTACGTTTACTCTGCCAAGTGATGTACGCGCCGGATGGACTGGATCAGCGGCCACAATTGATGCACCACCTACAGCACGTTGGCGCTACGACTCGGCCCCTGTGATCCAAGCAGTGCGGCGTGGTCGCAGTAGCGTGACTGTAAATCTCGTCGCTGTAGTCTGATGCAGAAGGCATACACCGGACGCGACGGCCGCCTGCTAATCGACGGCGCTCAGCAAATCAAGGTCACCAGTTGGAGTTTGACTGGCAACCTTGAAGCGCTGGAAACGACCAGTCTTGGCGATGCCCAGCGCACCTACGTTCCAGGTGTACAAGAGTTCAGTGGTAACGCCACTCTGCTGTATTACAGCGATTCAAGCGGGCGCAACGATGCAGCAAGTGCGCTGAAGAAGCTACTAAAGATTGGCGGCGTCTCCGACACCGATACGGTCAGTCTGAGTCTGCGCTTTGTTCAAGGTAATACCAGCAATGACGTCAGCCTGACGGCTTGGATTACCAGCGTCTCCTTTGGTGCCAATGTTGGCGAAGTCAGTAGCGCACAGATCAGCTTCCAGGCGACTGGTGCCCTTACAGCGGTGACAATCTGATGGGTATTTACTTAGGGCTGATCGGCAAGATTGAGCTGACGCGCACAGCCCTAGAGGGCGCGAAGCAGAGTGTCTTAAATCCCAACGACATCAACCCAAGCAAAGACCGCTTTAGCTTCGATTTTGAAGAGGGATATCTAGTCACTGGTGACTTTGTCGAGATCACTTCGACAGATCGCACGAATCTCGATTTTATTGATCCCAGCGGTTGGGCTAACAATACTCTGCACTCCAGTGGCGCCTGGTACATCTTTGTCGACGAACTCGGTGGCATCCGTCTTTACACCAGCTTTGCGGCCAGCCTGGATGGTGGTACGGAAGGTCGTGTGCCCTTGGTGGCGATTAACCGCAACATTCCGATCAACATCATTGTCCGAGATCGCGAAGCACGCGTGCTTGGTGATGTGATTGAGTACGAGCTCAACACCAACCGCGAAACCGTTGATATCACAACCCTTAGTGATGAGTACCGGCAGCAGTACAGCAGCCTGATCAGTGGTAGTGGGCGTCTGACCGCCCGTTGGGATTACACCAACAACCGGCATGAAGAGCCAGTGAACTACCTAATGCAGTTGGTGCTGCGCACTGAGATCGGCTCAACCTTTCATGGCCGCTTTTACATCAAGTCACCGGATACGCCAGCTTTTGCTGGCTCCTTTGCCGCCAGCCAGTTGAACGACTCGCTGTGGTGGGACTTCAATGGCATCATCACGGCATCAGCTGTCAATTTTGCCGCTGATCAGGTGATCACCAGCGTGATTGACTTCATCTCGACAGGTCCGATCCGCCTGCGTGCTTCCACTCAGATTCCGAATCGACTGCTGCAGGAGGATAATTCCAAGATCAAACTAGAGCAGGATGGCTCGTCCTTTGTGCTGCTAGAAGAGCCAGATTAGTAGACCTAGACTCTTTGTAACTGTTAGCGCTACAAGGAAGTCCCGCGATGGCCGACCTAAGGATCAGCGAACTAGCCACGCTTGCGGGTGCCAATCTTGCGGCCGGCGACTTTTTGCCCATTGCGGACACCAGCGCCAGCGAGACGAAAAAGATCACGGTTACCGATCTGGTCGGTAATGCCACGACGCTGATTGCTGATGCGACCATCCCAAGCGCCAAGATTGTTTTTGGTGCCAATACAATTCCCGGTGGCTCGCTCACGAATGCCAGCATTACGGCAACCCAGCTGGCAAATGATGCAGTTACTGCCGCCAAGCTTGCCGACGAATCGAGCGTTGACCTTGTAACCACGCTTCCAGCTAGCGGCGCTTTTGTCGGTCAACTGGCGCTCGATACTGACGACAGCAAGATTTACTGCTGGGACGGCAGCACCTGGGTAAGCATCAAAGCAGCGGGCGGCGTAAACGCTGTACTCGGTAGCACCGCAGGTGTCATCAACATTGTTGCCACCACAGTCGGCGACCAAGTAACGATCAGCGCCACACTTGATAACACCACGGCCGCCGCTGAGTTTCTCGCTGGCCCAACCGCTTCGGCTGGCACTGTTGGTTATCGCCCGATTGTTGGTGCCGACCTTCCGACTGCTACTACGACGACCAAAGGCGCCGTCATCGTTAACGGCAATGGCCTAACCCTGTCCGGTGACACGATCACCATCAACAACACGGTTACGGCAGAAGCTAGTAACTTTCACATTGTTCAGTACAACGCCAAAGGCCTTGTCACTTCTGGTCGTGTTATCAGTGCCAGTGACGTACCAATCGCCACTGCATCGGTAAACGGCATTGTTAAACCCGGCTCCGGACTGGGTGTAAACGGTAGCGGCTCACTTAATCACACCAACGCGATTGGTGCTGGCTCTGGCGTCAAGGTCAGCTTTGACACCGAAGGGCACATTACTGGCGCTGCATCACTTGTTGAGGCAGATATCCCGAACCTGTCGGCCGCCAAGATCACCACTGGCACCCTCGATATTGACCGGATTGGTGGCAACGCAGTTACCGGCGTCAAGCTGGCCAACTTTGCAATCACAAAGATCGGTAGCACAATCCCTTCAGCGGATAGCATCGGCCAATTCTTCTTTAATCCGCTCTCCCGCGATCTATCACTTTGGGATGGCAACGTTT